GTTGTAGGCTGCCGGGATTCGGATAATTTCATAGGTCTGCAGGCCCGCGCCGGGGACATCGGTGTTGCCGTCAACGACGGTCATTTTTAGCGGAAATTTGAATTGTGTTAGGCTGACAACGCCTTTATGTGTTGCGCTCGCGGGTTGTAGGTTTAGGGTTGATCCGGTGATAGTTGCGGCGTTGGCGTTTGGGGTTGAGCCGACGGCGGCGAGAGATGTTACAATGTTTGAAGCAGAAATGGTAGCCGATTGATTGCCTGAAGCATCAGCTACAACTACACGACTGCCGCTCCCGGCTTGGTTCAATACCTGAAATTCGCCCGTTTGCTTGAAACGACCCTTTGTGTGCGCCGAGGTATTCCCCCCGATACGAAAATCTAATTTCCCAGCAGAGCCGGATGAATATGTGTTAGCGATATACACTTCGTCAGTTGATCCACGCGCACCAAGTTGCCCAACGGCATAGTCTGCCCCCCCAAATCGAATTGAAGGAAGCCCATCCGTTGAAGTTGGCCGGATCAAATCTATTGTAGCTATTGGGTTTGCCGTGTTTACGCCGATCCTATACCCGTTTGTTGTTGACGTGTCGCAAAAAAAGTTGGCACGACCCATCAACGTGTTTGTGTTTTTAAATATAGGTATTTGCTGTCCCACAGCTGTTTCGCTTGTTAATTTAAGTAAAAATTCAGACATCCATGTGTTTTTGGTCGTTTTTCTTAAATTTACTGATTGACCAGCCTTTATGGTTATAAATGATCCGTCAATAGTTTCACCGCCGATAGCCGAAACGGTTAGGTCAGTGTTGCCAATATTGTTTACAAGTAAAAAAACGCCTGTTGGGTATTGATTGCTTATCGAAAGACCTGATGATATATCAAAAACTTGGAAATTTTCTAAACTAACTAACTTAAATTCTCCCGGCGTTGTTTGATAAAAATTTACAGTTGCAGTTGTTTGGTACTTTGTGGGGTAAAAAGTAACTGAACTTGCCCCTCCTCCAACAGCCACAAAGGAGTTATTGAAAATACACTGGTCAATATATACAGAATCGGTTTTTGAGTAGCACCCAATGGCATAGTTGTTTCCGCTAAACCTACAGTTTGTCAGAAAAAGCTGCATCGAGTCTTTTCTCAAATCAATTGAAGAATAAACATTGCCAACTTTACCAACAAAATTGCAATTATCTATATACACCACACCTTTCGGATATACACCTTCAAATAAAATGTTTGATGGGGTATTGGCGTTTTGGGTGAAAATGCTATTAGAAATGTAAATAGACCCAATTTTTACGGAGTCCTGAAAAACAATAGGACGGGCCGTTGTTTTGTCAAAAAATATATTAGAAAGGTTGGCCTGAACAATGCTTCCAGCGTCAAAGGATATTGTTGCTGACGCGCTTTTTGACAATATATTGATGCAATTAAGGTTTACAATTGAATCACAACTAAATTTCAGGATGTTTCCATTTGCTAAAACATTCAAGTTTTTAATTGTGATATTTTCAACGATCCCGCGCCTTGTATAATGAGAAGTTGGCCCATCTCCGCTTTGATCTATGTGAATGACGTTAGATCCTAAAACGTTTCCGTAAATATTTTCAATAATAACGTCTGATACTTTGTAATTTGTTACTCCCGTCCAACTTGGGTAGATGCCGACGATTGAATTTGCGACATTTACACCTGTAATGTTTTTGATCTGAATATTTTATATGTTGAAATTTATAAAAAAGTTCCATTAGTATTTTTTACCACCAAAGTAAAAGGTGTTGTTATTAGATATAATTAACTCTGCTTGTTCTCCATCATTTATTACAACAAAAGCATTTTGCCATAATTCCCTTTCATATCTACTTGCATATTTAAAAGCAGGAGATTCTAAATCTGCTAAACATCCACCATTAATACCATGTAAACCTTTTTCATAATATTGATCTATACGGTGTGTATGAAAAAATACACAAGATGTTTTTGATTTTAAAGTATGTGTTTTAGCAGGATTCTGATTACAAAACTGACCATGAAACAACTGATATTTTCCTATTTGTACATAATCTTCTTTCCAGTTAGTATATACAATATATCCTCTTTCTTGAAGTTTTAGTGCTTCTTTAGGTGAAGCAATAGCATCTGAATGTTTATAGTTTCTTATATTAGAAATATATCTATTAAACCTGTCTGAATGATTACCATATATAAATGTTTTTTGACAATACTCTGGTAATACAGCATCTATTCTATCCAGTACTTTATTTCCTTCTTTATATTCTTTTCCTAAAGTCCATCCTGTTTTATCAATTACATCTACATCATGTGTAGATAAAGATTTTAGATCTAAAAAATCTCCTACAATATGAAAACCTGATATTTGTTCTTTATTATCTGTTATAAAGGTTAACAATTTTTGTAGTAATATTTCATTATGAAAAGGTACATGAACACACCCTATTACAAGATGTAAACCTTTATTTTTTTCCTTATTGTGTAATCTCCTTACATAATCTGATTTTTCCTTGTTGGTTCCTTCAACATTAAACTGGTTGGCAATTTCAAGCCAATCATTACCAGTATAGGTTCTTAAAAATTGTGATAACATTTATCTTATGTTAATGTTTGTTACATCCCTTGTAGTACAAGATGTTATAGTATATTTCTCTATAATAGAGAGTATAGAACATTCTAATGTTCTACAAATAATAGGTGATTGATCTACCAACTGAATTAGTTTTAGTACAATAGACAAATCATCTGTTTCGGGACAATCTGTTTGAAAGTTATCTTGTGCTGCTTGAGTATAAGCAATTTTAAAAGCAACACATTTTAGTTTAGTTACATCCGCAGGGGTTATCATCTGTTGTAGTATTAGTTGTTATTAAATTGCTATATACTTCACATAAAGAAGTACATTGACAAGAATCACATTCATTTGCGTATTTAAGTGCGAGATATAACTGTTTTTGTTTGTCTGTTAAAGACTCAAAATTACATTTTAAATCATAGTCAATTAACATGCAGTTATTCCCGTCTTTATTAACTATATCTCCGTCTGAAGGATAGTCGAATTGTATTTCAGAGTAATATACTCCATCAGGAAATCTTGTAGGAGTATTTGTTGGAAATACATTACTTAAAGTTAATTGAAATTTATTAGATGTAACAGTACTTGCTAAAACAGGAATTGAGGATAGAGTGTTACCACACCCTACCCTCAACCTGAATTGAAGACCAGTTACACTATTGGTTAATTCAGGATGTTCTACATATAAAAGTGTAGCATCTTGATTAGTGTAAACTTTCAGCATTTTTATTTAGTGTTTAAAATACTTTGAACAATATTTTTTAACCAGTTTGGAAGTTTCAGACGTTCCAAAATAAACTTAACATTTTTCAACATGAAAGTGAAAAATCTATCTGATTGTAAAAAACCTCTCCAAATAGTTTCTAATTGATCTCCATCTTGAGGTACATTATCTGTAACACCTTGAACTGTTTTTACTATTTCAGGAGTAATCAAGATAAGACCTTCTTTAATAGATTCATCTTTTATTTTACTAATTGCAGTAACAAGAGAAGTTTCTACAACTTCTGCTACTCTTGGATCTGATGTAAATGTACCCCAAATACGTTTCATTTGTTCTTTGTTCTGTGGGTCATCATCTGTAAGAACCAATGCAGATTCTTTTAATTTGTCCAAAACCGCAAGAACAGCCTGTTGAGCATATTCATTACCAATTTGAGGAACGACTGTTTGGGCAAGGTAGTCAAGGTTGACTGTGGCAAGGCCACCAAAGAGTTGTTTGTCCATGTTATATTATTAGTTTGAATTATTATTGGTTTTTCAGGATTTTTAATTTCTATAAAAACCTGATTCTTTTTTAATAAATTAGTTAACAGATTAAAAACAATAGTAAAAGCCGATGTTGAATGTAGTAGTACATCTTTATTAAAGATTGTACCAACAAGCACACAACCTGAGGTATTTTTTGTTCTGTTGCCGCGATGTATTCTTATACCCTCAAAATCAGGTACATTTAACAACAAAGGAAGTTTACGTTTAAATCTTGGTGAATAATTTATTATAATCTGGTATGTCCCTTCAGGAATACCTGTTTCGTGCATAATCTTTATATCTCGTGGGGGATCTTCGAGAGTATAACAAATCATTTTATCTTTATACCAAAGTTCACCTTTAGCATATTTTTCTGTTATCTCTGTTCTTTTTAAGATTAACTTTTCCATTTAAACAGAAATTTAAATGTACCATAAACAGAATCTAAGGGAGAATAACCAAAAGCATCTTCCCAATTTTCATCTATTGATTTACATTCTCTTACAAGAATCATAAGAGTGCCTACCACAGCAAATTGTATTTTAATTAAAATTTGTACAGTAGACTCTTCAAAAATTAAATTTAATATATCTGTTAAAAACGTTTTAACAAATACTATATCTACAATATGTAGAGTACCTAAAAATAAGGCATATACTATAATTTTAAAAAAAGTATCTTGCATTTTATTGCTTTTGATACTTTTTTTACCATGAGTTTTATAAACTGAATACAGTTTAGAAATCCAATCAAATATAGCCGCCGTTGTTACCACAACAATTAAAGGTTGTAGTGGTAAAAAGAAACCCCCTAAAAATAAAATAGCAGCGTGAATATACGTTTTTAAAACAGACAATACTTTAAGTATTGTAGTCATATTTTTATTTTGTGTTCCGTAACGAGTTAAAATTTGTTCCATGTTAAAACGTTAAGGTTAAAGATTAATTAATAGTCCATTCGTCAAGACCTGTTGCTATAAGCGTTTTAAAATATGTAACGTTACTTGTTGTTGAAAAAGAAGTTGTAGTACCTGAAACACCATCAGTAGCAATTTCATCTGCTCCTGAACGATTAAATGTTACAACATTAGTATTTCTAACTTTGATTCTAATAACATCACCAATTCTAACTTGATTAGCAGCAGGTACACCAGATACAATTTCTGGAAGAGTAACAGTATTAGTAGTAGCAGTTGTTGGTATATTTATGAAAGCATCTTTACCAGTAACCTGATAAGTAGTAGCAGTTACATTAGTAATATTATACCTCATTTTATTAGCAAATTCCGTAGAAGAATAGTTGCTTCCAATAGTGTGTTTTTCAACATCAACTAAAGATCCCGAAGGATCCTTAAGAGTTGTTATGTTTTGGTTTCCAATACCTCCAGCAGGTATAAAATACTTAAACTCACCTATGTCGCCTTCACCTACCGTGTATACCTCTCGCACCCCGCTTAATTCAGCACCCCCATAGTTTGTATGATTAATTGTGGTAGTAGTTCCGCCGTCAACAGTATTGATAATTCTTTTCTTGTTAGAAAGATTATTACCGACACTTATCTCCTGACTTTCAGTATTCCATCCACCCGGCCCAGATGCAGTTGCGGCATGAAGCCTAAGGCTCGTACCCGAAATAGAAAGACCATTTGAGTTCGTTGTATTTTGGAATGCTCCTATCGCCAAAGTATTATCATTTGTTTGTACTTCCACCCAACCAGTATTAGTATTTTTTCCTGATTGTTTGATATACATAACACCTTGACCAAAGCAAATGTCTCCCGGCTTCCCAAATACAGCATCTTCAGGTCCAGCGTCATAAATCATTACTCTAATTGAGTCGTACGGGGAATATAGCCCTAATACAGGAATGCTTTCATTTCCGTCTTCAGAAGAAACACTAAAGATGGATTGCTTGGTTGGCTGAGAATCGCTTTCATACCCAAACTCATATTTCCTAAAAGCAGATTTAAAATCTATGGTGTCGTGGCTGCCAGCCATGTAATAGAATCCTTGATCGCTTCTGTACCCTTGACGAACCCCCGATGTTTTATTTGTATTCGTAACATACAAATGTCCTCTTTCTCTGAAAGCATCGTTAGTAAGGTCACCAGCAAAAACAGAACCGTAACCAGAGTTTAATGCTGCTGTTGGGTTGTTAAATACATACTTAGTGTACTTACTTATACTAACAGAGTCTCCAAAATAAGTTACCCTACCTGTATGCGACATAATATTTCCTCCAACATCATTGAGTAATTGAGTTTTCCCAAACCCAGATATATTTAAAAGGGCGGTAGAGGAAGTAATAGATGAAGGGTACATATTGACTCTATTCAGCGCCGAGTCAACATGAATAGAAAATGAAAACCCCGGAGTGTTCACTCTTTTACTACTAAAAAGGGTCATTCTTGCCCCTGACCCTCCAATGTCACCACCATAAAACCCAACAAATCTTCTTCTTGACATCAAAGCACTTATTTCAAATTCATCAGAAGCAAGACGCGCACTGGCGTACAGGTTTGCAGTTACTTCGGGTTTTTGAATTTCAAAAGAAAATAAATCACGTTTACTGCCAAGATTTGCTCCGTAGGTAGAAATAAATGATGGTGTCGTAAAGATTGGACTGAAAAATTCAGTAGCATTTCTTACAATCTTATACCCATCGTACCAATATGGCTGCATAGAGTTCCATATTCCAGATGTAGATGGATTTTGAAGTCCGTTAATATTGTGTCCCCAATTCGTGATTTCATTCAGGGTTGTGTCAGGGTGACTTCCGGGGAAATACACGGTGGAATTAACTTCTCTTTGGAACAAGAAGTCAGTACATTCAGCGCACTTCGTAGGAGATTTGAATGATAGTGGAGAATGTGTCCATCCATTACCAAGCCCACCTGTTCCTGTTCTGCCATAAGTATTATCTATGACTAAACCTTCTAATCTTCGATTATTAGTAGTTACAGTATCACCTAATCTTAGTACTCTTTGCGTAAATTGCCCATTACTAACGATACTGTCAAAAACCAGTGCAGGAGTATTAGTCATACCCGTACCATTACCATAAGGTATCCGTGGTGATGGAATAGCCGTAACAGGTGTTATCTTCTGTCCTCCATTGGAAAGGACTTGTTGTGCATACCCTTGCACTGCAAACAACACAAGGGATAAAATCAATATTTTTTTCATGTTTCGTATTAATTGAGGTATTCAACAGTAATAATGTCATTAAGTGCATTAGCAGCAGTAGTGACAGTAGTACCTGAATAAGTGAATTGAGTGATTGTTGGACCAGATGCAACATAGAACAACCTTACGCCATTACGATATACTCGTACTGGAATTGATGTTCCTGAAGGTGCTGGTGCATTGTAGGCTATTGTGAATGCTGTTTGTCCGGCTGTTGCTGTGAAGGATTCTTCACGCATTAGGGTGCTGGTGTTTACCGACGAATTTACCCATCCGGTATTTGTGTTAGTTCCGGTCGCTTTAACCCACATAGACCCTGAAGTACCATCACTCACATAACAAACATCACCTGTTTTAGCGGTTATGTTGCTGTTGGGTGTTGCGCCATTGAAAACAAAATGCCGGATCGAATCCACCGTATTGTACAACCCAAGTATGGGAAGTGTGGCGGCAGATTCAGAATCCATACCAAAAAATGCTTGTTGTGCGGGTTTTGCATTGGATTTATTCTGATTAAATGAATACTTCCTGAATGATGAACTAAAATGGAAAGTTGCGTCAGTTGGCGAGATATAGTAAAATCCAGCGTCAGTTCGAAATCCATGAAACACCCCTGCCGTTCCAGCCGTGTTAGAAACATTAAAATTTCCCCTATTCCTGAATGTTGAGGAAGTTAAATCACCCCGGAATGACGCCCCAAATCCACCATTAAGAGCAGATGTCGGATTTTCAAATATATATTGTTTTCCATTGGTCTGATTTCCAAATACTAATAGACCTTGCTCCCTTATATGAGATATAAATGGTATATTATTGTCGTCTGAAAAACTAAACCTTGACCAACCATAAAAAGCGAACATCTTGCCAAGGCCAGTACCTGAACCAATCCGAAGTATTCTTGATAGTTCTTGTGCTGAGTCTATTTGAATAGACAACCCTCTCGACGAGGTTCTCCCCGAATAAACAGATAATCCACCAATCCTTGATGATTCATCGAATCCTGTGCTAAAATATTGAGTATTAGATTTTAATGACCTAAGAAACCATGAATCGCCAATAAACTGCCACTGGTTAGTCATTCCTGTTACAGATTTTGAATTTTGCATTTCTGTTGTAAAAATCCTTCTTGATGCACCGCTATTTCCCCAAAGTGAGGTAAACGAAGGATTTGTCATTAAAGGATTATAATACTCCATGTGGTATTCTTCCCATTTCTGCCCGCCATTATACCACCCCGGCTCCATAGCATACCACATACCTGTTTGATTTGGCTTTTCATGACCATCAATATTAAATCCCCACTTCATTACCTCATTAAGTGTACTATCACCCGGAGCACCACCGTAATTTTGATTTGTAGATGTTTGGTGCAAAAATTTAAAGTCTGTACACTCATTGCATTTGGTCTGGGAGCGTATTTGAATTGGCATGTCAGTCCACCCCCTACCTAATCCGCCAGTACCAAGACGACCATAGGTATTGTCAATTGTAAGTCCCTCCAACCTGCGATTAGATGACGTAACTGTATCTCCAAGCGTTAAACGCCGCTGCGTAAATTGCCCATTGGTGACAATACTATCAAATCTCATTGCCGGAGTGGATGTAATACCCGTTCCTGTCCCATAAGGAACTTGATTTGTCGGAACTGATACACTGCCGCCACCAGAAGAAATAGTTAACATTCTCCATGTACCGTTATTAGATACATATAAAGTGTCAACACCAACAGTATCAATACCTAATTTATATCTACCTGCTGAACCACTTAAAGGTATAGCAGAAAGTTTAGTTTCTTTATCTGTTAACCAAGAAGTACCATCAGAATAATACAATTCACCAACAGAGTTTCTCCATGTTTCTCCTGTATGAGAAGAAGCAGAAACAGCAGGTGCTACATCTGATATACCAATATATTCTGTAATTTCATCTTGAAGTTGAATATCTTTGGATACCAACTGAGAAAACCTATTCATAATCATAGAACGAAGATCATCCCTTAAAGATGAAATATATGTTGGATATTTTCTTTCAACAGTAGGTGAAATAATTGCACCTTGACCTGTTGGTGGTTGAATACCAGTATTAAGAGGATCATCTACTGTAATAACATTAGATACTCTATTTGTAACAACATATATTAAAAGATCTGAACCATCTATAAGATAAACAGAGTCACCAACAGATATATCAGCAAGAGTAAATCTTGATAAATCATCTAAAAGCGATACTGTTAAATTATAAGGATCTGAACCTGTAACATTTGAAACGTTAAGTTTAGCAGCCAATCTAATTGGTGCAGTAACTTGACAGTTTACCAAAAAAGGTATTAATATACCTAAAATAATTATTAATTTTCTCATAACCATATAAAATCATATCCGTTACCAGCACCAGAGCCAGATGTAGGAATATTGTTTGAACGAATAGTAATAGCACCCGGAAAAGTTGTTGAAATATTACCATATAAAATTGGTGGGGTATTATCTTGGTCAACTTGGTTTGCTATTGTAGCATTAGTTGAAGCATCAGCAGCAATATCTGTTGCATTCATTGTATATTTTGTAGATGTTGGTCTTGCTAATTGAATGTCTGTACCAGTACCTACTAAGTTCCATTTAAAGTTATTTAAACCATCACGTTCTGCATCTAATACTGTATCTGAGAATCTTACAAGTTGGATAGAACCACCTGTAACAGTCATTGTACCAACACCACCTGATTTTGAATAAGTAATATTAGGTGTACCACTTAATACAATATAAGAATAAGAAGCACCACCAGTTGCACCTCTTGTTAAAGCCCAAGTTGCACCGGGAATAGACACTACTGTTTTAGAACCACTATCTGTTACTGTAACACCAGCACCAGTAAAATTAACTGTTGATCTTTGTGTTAAAGCAGAACCTTCATCCTCAACTGTATTATAACCACCAACACCAGAAGCATTCAATACACCACCAGCAAATGATAAATTAGTACCTAATGTAATAGGAGCAATATTACCTGTTGAACCTCTACCTACTAAAGTATTTGCTGGAACAGCCATATCTTGTGGATCTCCATCAGAGTTTACATTTCTTACCTTAATTGTATTAGCCAACATATCTGCTAACTTGGTATTAGTAACAGCATTTGGGTTAATAGTGGAAATGTTATTACCTGCTGCAATATCTACATCACCTGTAATAGCAGCACGACCTATTGACGGAGCAGCATCATTATAAACAAGAGTTGAATCAAATATTGTACCAATCGCATCCTGAATTTCTTCAGTAGTGGTAGAACCACCACCAGTGGCATTTAATGTAGAACCAGTAATAGAAAGGTTTGTACCTAAAGTAAGACCAACTATATCTCCTGTACCTCTACCTAAAATCTGATTAGTAGAAAGTGCTAAATCTGAAGGATCACCTGATGTAGCACCACTTCTAACTTTTACTGTGTTAGATGGCATATCAGATAATTTAGTATTAGTTACTGTATTGGGTTGAATAGTTGTAGTACCATAACCTGTTGAAGTAACATCACCTGTATGATTTGGGTGAGTATAATTTACTAAACTGTCTAATTTTGTTTTATCTGTTGCAGATAAAAGACCTGCTTGTGAACCTGTTGCAGAAGGTAAAGTAGCATCAGTACCAGATGAAGATACAACAACAAGAGTAGTACCTGTTGTAGCACCTACTGATAAATTAGTAGAACCACTACCACCCCCACCGGGAGCAACCAATGAACCATCATCTAAAGCATCTTGAATTTCTTGTCGAAGATCATACGCTTCATTAGAAAGACCATTTACAGGATTAGAACCAAACTGATTAGTTCTAAGTCTTTTAGCGACACTTTTTGGAATTTTTATTTCGTGTAAAGCCATATTAAATTTTTAATAAAAAAAAGGGATGTTACTGTGTTACCAATAACATCCCTTACATTAACTTAAATAAACACCACCAGCAACAGCATCACCAATAACAGGGAAGCCTACACCAGTAGTACGAGCATGTTCTAACCATGCAGAAATAATTGCTTCTGTTTGAGAAACTACGTTTGTAGAAGCAGTACCAGTACCAGCATCATTTGATGTAACAAATGGAATTGGAGTTTGGCTTGCTGCTAAACGAGTACCAATGTTAGCAACTGTAACAGTAAATGTTGACAGTTTTTCAGCAGGATAAAGTAAAACGGCTTTCTTTAGACTGAACTCAGGAGTTGTAAGTGTTTGTTCAAGTTCCCAAAAATCAATAGTATAAGAAGTATAATTCTTATTAGTATTAATGTAATTAACACCTTCCAAGAAGAAATCACCTTTTGGCTTAACCTGCATTGTGTGTACCATAGTACCCGGACGGAATCTCCATTCATTTAACCACATACGACCTGAGTTATCTGCTTCTAAAGCACCAACATGAGTAGTAATAGGATCTGTTGAAGTAGAATAGAAAGTACGACCAACTTCTGTTTTTACAGTAACCATTAACTGATTTCTGTCATCAAAAGCAGCAGCAGGAGTATGAGGCAAACCTAATACAATAAGAGCATCTACTTTTGCTGTTTGACCAGCAGTTGCAGTGTTTAATACTTCAATAGTAGAAGTATTTGTTAAGTTAGCATCAACTCTAACCAATTCTGCAAGAGTAGTAAGGGCTGCTTCTGGAAACTGAATTACTTGGTTAACACCATTACGAACATCAAATGTCACATTGGTTGTTGGAGTAATAGTACCAAGTGCTTGACCAGAACCACCAGCAATATTTACACCTAAAACTACAAATTCACGTTTTGTAATTCTACCCGGAACAGAAAGGGCTTTAGAAACACTATTCAGTTGAGTAGCCAAGTTTTGTAATACATAATCTTTAGGTTGTGCAATACCAGCAGATGTAAAGTTAATTGCACCAACTTCTGCATAATTTGATTTGTCATTGTAAGGATACAAACCGTCAATACGAGTAGAATCTACATTCACCCACAGACTGTATTTTGTATCATTAATAGGTGCAGGAAAACCTGTTAAACTTTCACCACCCCAACGACCAAATGTTGGTTTTTTAACAGCAACAGAAAGAATCTGATTTTTACGGATAATACCTGATTTTACATAAGCATTATCACCTTCTCCAAAAAGAGAAACTGTTTGAGTAGCATTAGATTTTGGAGTACCTTGAACAATAGAAATTGCTTGTACTTCATTACTGTCATCACCTGCTTGGAGAAATACTCCTTGCTTTCTAACAGATGAGGCTGAATCTTCTGACAATACACCGAATTGACCATTAGCCAAATTAAGTGCTGTGGTGTTTGTCACTAAATTACCTGTTGGAAACAACTGATCGCCACCTGATACTAAAATAGTATGCTCACAGGGCTTTTTGTTTGTTCTTTTTGTCATAATTTATTAATTAAAATATTTTCTGTTGTTTGACCTTCAACAACAAAGGCTAAATACTGAACCACCATATCAACAAGTATATCGTGAAATGATGGGTTTATATCACTTGTTTGTAAAGGAGATACACTATTATAAGCAGTTAAATCCCCTTTATCATATTCTAAAGTATTATACCCACCTGAAAAAACAGGTTTAGGAGAACACAAATAATCTATTGAAACATTTGTAATTGGTTGACCTGTATATAACCATAAATAGTTATCTTTAAACACACCAAGAACACGTTTCCATTTAGAAGAAGGTTTTGTGTTATCATTTTTAAGTTTAACATCCAAATCATTAAGTCTAACAATATCAATATTAGATTGACATGGATCTGTGATACCTCTTAAAAAATGTCTATATTTTGGTATAGCAGAAATTGAAACTTTATACAGATTAGTTTGAACAAATGTTGGAACAATAGATGTTGTTTTTACAAATGGTAAAAGCATATCTGTTTTCTGTTGATTAATTTCAAACCCAAAACGGTATTGTGGTGGAACATTACCAGAGTAAATCATTTCCACAAAATCATCTTGCACCTTATTTATAGCATCATCTAAATAACCTTTAGAAAAATCCTTTTTATGATTTGAATTTAATCTATTATATCTAAATTTTATTTCTTGGTGTATTCTGTCAATAGTCATTCTATTCTAACTTTTTTGGCAATAAGTTCCTTTAACAATTCTGAATACCAGTTTGTTACATCTGCTTCAGGATTAAAAGCAAGATATTCTGTCAAAAGAATGTTTTCTAATTTTTGGAGATCAGCATGTTTACCCATATTAGGAGTAGATGCTTTAGATAACCACCAAATGTAACCATCCCTTGATGTAAAAATATCTGTATTAAAAGCCTGTTGAATTAAATATTTAATTTCAAATCGGGCTTTTTCATTTTTATTCTTAGAAAGTTCTACAATGTTTAAGAACTTTTCAATATTTTCTTTTTGTTGGCGACCTTCTGATAAGAAAGATGAAATACGTTCTTTGCAAGTCTCAAAATTAGCATTACCTTTAACAATAGGAGTACCATCTTTTTGTGTGCAAAGAACAGCAACCTGATAAGTTTTAAACTCAGAAGTATTTCTGAATAAAGATACTTTCTCAAAAGTTGCAGTATCAATAAGATCTTGTTTTTTACGTTGTTCTTCCACTGCTTCATTTTCTGAAGAGATATAAAACTGATGAACAACAGGATTCATTATTTGTTTTGATGCTGCAACACGAGGATGATTTTTCAATAAAAGAATTGCAAATCTACCTCTTGCTGTTGTGTCATCAAAACGGTTAACTCTGTCATAAAGAGTTAATTGAAAGTTTTCAATAAAAGTTACTTCAGGTAATACTGCATTTTTATTTAAAAAAGAAAAATTAAAAATGTTAGCATTACTTTTCATTTTAGAGGTGTAAGTACCAAAAGGTACTCCATCTTGTATTTCGTAAAAAGTCTGAAGAGTAATATATTCTTGATTAACAATATTTTCAGGAAAACCCATTTCGGTATTTCCTTTATAAGGATTAAGAATTTTCTCATCCAAACCTGTCTTGTACTCAAGAGTATCAAAATTAGGAGTAAACTTTAAAACAACTTGGGCATCTTTAGCACGAGTGTTTCCTATTAATTTACCAGAACTTTTAACCTGACCTATTGTACCATCATAAAACGAATAGGTTTGCTTGTCCCTTCCTTGTGCAGATACTTTAGGGACTGGTGAAATAAATAAAACTGTCATAGTTTGTTCATTAAAAAATTAAAGGGGATGATATTACTACCATCCCCTCAATATGAAAAAATACTTATTAAATGTAAGGATTGAATTGGATACGACCAACACGTTCAGTATCCCAAATGCAAAGTGAACCAGACATACCACGATAGATACCTAATTCTTTAGAATTACCAAAAGCATTAGAACCATCAGAAATAACACCTGTTTCAAAGTTTACAACATTATTTACATGGTAAAACTCTTCCATCAAATCTTCTTGAACCATTGTCATATTTTGTGAATCAGTACGAGCAGCATTCATATCTGTCACACCAAAATCATAAATATCCAAAGCATAAGATTCCAAAGTTGAATTAGTACCCGGAGCAAGAACTTTGTAAATTGATCTATTATCTTTCATTGGATCATAGTCAATCGAAATTTCAATACCATTAGGTGCAATAAATTCAGTGAATTGAGCGCCATATTTCAGAGAATTAGAATTGTAATCACTTGTAGTTTTTTGTACAAAATGAGTATCAAGAGTTAACAATGCTGAATATTGCTCATACAGTAATTTATTTAACCAACGAATTGCAGCCTCACCACCAGAGAAACGAATCTTACGATTCTTAAATCCACGTTTAGAAACGAAAATGTTGTTAATGAACTCAAACAACTGATCTAAAGAAAGAGAACCGTTATGTTCAAGTACATGACCTTCTTGTACAAGTTGTTCCCAACCCGGAGCAATTTTAATAGGACGACCTGAATCACGATCAGTAGTAATTTCTAAACGACCGAATTGCATAGCCATTTCTCTATCCATCATAGTTCTTTCTTCCAAACGAGTCTCAACAGCAGTAATAAATACTCCTTGTTTAATCTCTTTGCCCGTGTTTTTATCACGAGCATCAACTTGGTAAACATAACCAGAAGATATAGCAGAACCAGATTCGGTTTTACCACCTACCTTATAAGAACCATTAACAGATTGACCATTCTTTCTTGCACCAATTTCCATACGAATAAACTTATCTGTAAACTCTGCTTTGTTAGCATATTGGCTTACAAAAGATTGGAGTTTAAACATATCACCATATTGGTCAGGTGCATATTTGTAGTTAAGTTCGTCAGATACAAAAGATGTAGCACGAACAGCAGTACGATCTGGTTGTAATTCTGCAACAGGAATGTAAGTATTTACATCACCATCTTGGATAACAACTTCATACTCATAAGAGTTTGCTGAACGCTGAACACCATGACCCAAAATACGAAGTAAGGGCATACCATAAGCCATATTCAAACGAATAACTGCTGGCTCATGTAACCAATCCTTATCCAAAGCAATTTTGAAAGGAACATTACCTTTACCGGGAAGTGATGCAGGATCAACTAAAAGTTCTGTGATACGAAATTCTACTTCTGCATTATGACCAACATACCAACAATAGTCGTTAGTACCTGCTGGTAATACATGTCTATTACCTTGAGCAATAGTGTAAAAAGTAAATTTCTTGTTAATCTGATGGTCACCAAGTTCTTGTGAAAAGAACTGTGCCATTTTTACCCCAAAATTATATGGGCCATATTCCTTAAACATGCGAGCATGAGTAAAGGAATCAAAATAAGATCCACCAAAGTCACGACGTTCGTGTGTGACCAATGCTGTTTTTCTAATCATATATTTATTATATAAATTCTATACTTGTTTTTTCCGGCTGGTCAGCAGAAATGTTTTTCTTAACATTTATACTTGCCTTTTGTAACTGCCGTTTTAATTTTTCTACTGATGAAGTAGCAGCCTCTTTTTCCAAAGAACTAACATCAAATGTTTTAGTCTCTGGATTATATAAAGAAAGAACATCCAAGAACTGCACATAAATATTAGGATCACTAACAATCTCATTAATTGTTTGATTCACCTGTTTTAATGTACTTTCAATAATAGTCTTTTTTGGAGACTTACTAATAGCCTCTCTTAACTTACTGTTATACTCTTTTTGTTTTTCTTCAAACTGAAGAACCTCTTCTTTTCTTTGTTCTAAGATTTTATCTGTCTCTTTTTCTTTAAGATTATTAGCCTCTTCTAAAAGACCATCTTCTTCTTCCAAAGCATTCAACATAGCATCAATAACAGAATCTTTCATATTAGCCTTTTTATAATGAGAATGTAAATAAGAACGAGCCTCATCCATTGTTTCAAATGTTTGAGATTCTTCCACATACTTTTCTATAAATTGGGTTAAATCAGATTCGGTTAGATTATCACCTGATGTAAGAATAAAATCAACAACTTTTCTTCCTTTTTCAGGAATAGTATTAATTATCTCTTGTTTAATCTGTGGAACAAGATTATCCATTTTATCAGCAATCCATTCAAAAGAACCATCAAAACTTTCATCTTCACCAAAGATGTTTCTTTCTACTAATGCAGAATAAACAACTTTTGCTAAATCAGGTGATTCTTCTTCCTGTACTTCTTCTTGAACTTCTTCTTGCTCCTGAACTTCTTCCTGTTCTTGTTCCTGTATTTCTTCAACAGGTGGAGTTGACTCTATTTCAATAGGGTCATCATTAAATGTCAATTCATCAATTTTCATTATACAAAATTAGATTTAATTTTTTATGAAATATACCTTCTAATATATACTATATTAGGCTTTTTTAGAAGATTTCGATTTTTGTAAAACTTTAGCCTTATCCATTTCTTTTTTATGATCTAAAGCCTCTCTTTGCATACCAACTTGTTGTGCAGATAATTCTAACTTAGCAACATCTAAATCATTATAATCAGGCTCTTGGTCATGTGTAATTTCAGCAACCATTTTTTTAGTTTGAAAATCAAGTTCTTTTTCTAACTTAATCTTGTCTAATTCAAATTGTCTTTCCTCTTTACGAGCCTCAATTTGTTGTTGTTGTAATTGCATTTGACTATCTGATTGTTGTTGTTGTAATTGTTGTTGTCTTTGATGTTGTTCTTGTTCTAATAAAACAATTCTTTTATGAACATCTTCAGGAGAATTACCTTGAACAATATCTTTAATTAACTGACTTACAGCAGTCATTCCTTCACCTTGATTCTGTGCAAAAGCATGACTAAATTGAGTCATTAATTCTGCATACTTTTCATTAGCAGAAGAAGCAGTTAAAAACAAACCAAAATCAGAATGACTTAAATCTTTACGAGTAACCTTTAATACTTCCTTGGTTGTTGGTCCTAACCATACTTCCCACGAAAAATCATCCCTGTTTAAAGTATCCATTTGAAACTCTAAATAATACCTAAGAGCCTTTAAATGATCTTCAATAACATCTTTCCAAACCATAGAGTGTTTAAAGAAAAGAGGTTCTGTAATAGTATAAGATTGTATAACAGCCTGTTGGTTATCTGCAACATTAGAACCAGCAGTATAATTAGATTCTCTTTGTGGAGATATCCCCATTGCAAAAGACAATTCTCTTTTTAATAAATCTACAAGTTGTTGTAAATTTAATAACTCCATTGCAGTACCTAATTGAAAACCACCAGAACCCGGACTTCTTGTAGAAGGTGGTAAACCACCAGTTGTTGTTTGAGTACCAGAATATAAATCCCTGTTAGTCTTTTGTAAGAAAGCAAAATAAGTCACTAATTTATCTCTAATCTTATTTCCTTTATCGTCTAACCCTAAAGAATCAGGAATTTGGTCAACATCCACAGAATGAATAAAACCTTGATATTTACTCAATTCTTTTACCTGTACATATTTAGCATATAAAAGATTAAAATAAATAGGTAATGCCTGTCTAACCAAAGACAAAGATTCACTGTTTCTTGCATTCAATAAAACTCCTTTAGTAGAAAGACTAACATTATAAGGGTCTTCAAGATTAACACTTTGAAATGGAACCTCTCTATAATAAGGATAAACATCTGAACCTAATCTAACAATTTCATATTTACGAGGAACCCATATTTCTTCAGCCTGAAATTCAGTATTTAATACTTTATCAAACCAAACATTTCTGTAAGACATCTGATGAAAATCATTTAAAAAACTTTCTTTGACAGCATCTTTAGGGATTTGAAATTTATCTGAATGTAACTCTGTAACTCTTTTACCATTTTGATTATAATAAGATAGAAACAAAACCTTTTTAAAACCGATAAACTCAAAATGAGTTTCCCATATTAAACCTCTTCTGTGTGGATGTTGTGCTAAACCAGTTGTTTTATCATAAGATGAATGAATGGCATTTTCATATAAAGGATCAAGTGAATGGTCATAAGCAAGTTCCCCATTACCACCAATAGCCATATTTTTTTTACTAAGAGCAGTATATTGTGCAAGTTTTTCTATATCCTTTTCAGATAAATTATAAGCGGTAATAGCACTTGCAATAGTAATAGGTTGTTTATATGCAACCCAAGGACCATAATGAGTATACTCATCGTTTTGGTCTTTAAAGAACTTTACATGAAGAGGATTTCTAACCTCTATATATGGCTTACCATTTTTCCAACCATTGTAAATAAAAAATCTATCAGTAATGGCAGCATCTTCAATAGTACCTGCTTGTTTAGTTTTTATATCTTCTGTAAAATAAGTGCTTTTCAAAAGTTTATTAAAAAGAATCTCCATAGAAGACAAATAGTTCACAGCAGATAAATCTTCAGGTTCATTTTGTGTCCTTAATTGTTGTATTTGCTGGTTAACTTCTTCCTCACTTAAACCTTTCATTTGCTCTTCCATACCATACAACATTAACCCTACTTTTTCATCAATAGATTGTTGTATGTTTTGTAAAAGTTCCTTAGTCTTTTCATCTTTAGCAAAGTTACTAATTAACTGTAAATGAAAATCATCCTTCTTGTTAATCAACTCTCCTTTTAAAATATTAATCTTGTTTTTTAAATCAGGATATGCAACAAGTTCATCATGTTTAATATCAAGTTCACCTAACGGTGAGCAAAAGTTCTTTATCTGATCTTGAAAATCTTTTAGGTCCATGTTTACAACATTATATAAAGATTTGAGTGTGCCATAGTCTTCTATTGTAAAAGAATGACCACCACACACCCAATTCATATAATCTTTAAACCATTGACCATCATTACTGTATTTCTCTTCTTCAGAGACTTTGAGTTTTATCGTCATATAATATAATTTTTGTGTTCATTAAAAGATGACACAAAGCAAAACTATTAGTTAAAGCAGAAATAATTACATTGGCAGGATCAACTAAAGTATCATCAAGTTGTTTTGTTCGAGTATTATATGGTCTAAAAACAGGTTCTAATTGAATATTAGCATTTCTCAAAATAGTATAGGCAGGTTCCTTTAATAAATTATAAAACCATGTAGGAAGAACATCCTGATTTAACTGAGCATACTCATATAAATGAGTACCTGCACCTTTTACAAAACCTTGTTCAGAAGACTTGATAGCCCCAACAGCGTCTTCTATTCTGTCAAATTCTTCTTTAGCATTTTTTTGAGTAATACCACCAACATAAATAATCGCAGACTGTTGATTTAAATTAGCAATTCTTGTTTCAACATCTTTAACTTCCCAATCCTCTGTTACAACCTTATTCCTTAACTGTTTAACACGTTTATTAATTTTTGCTTTTACAGGATTATTGTAAAGAGTAAAACCGTCAGGTCTTATTACAATCTTATTAACCTTACTATCAGTAGATAAGAAAGCCTTTATATCTCTTACATTTTCATCAACAGATGAACCCCAACCGGGAATTTTCACTAAACAAAAATTAAAATGTTTATTTGTTAAAACATACCTTATAACAATGTCAGAAAAGGTCTTAGCAAAAATAACAATAGGTTCATTAACTTTTGCAGCAGCCTCAAGATATTGTTTAATAGAATCAGGTGAAGTTATATTTTCTTCAACAATAAGAATATTTGGTTCTTCAAATATAACAGTTCCGTTATCCTGATTAGCAAATCCTTGATGAACAAACCCTTCATCAAAAGATAAACCTTCGCTAAACTCAATATAAGTCGAATTAGAATGTTTACTATATTCTACATCAACCATACCCTTAAACCCAATCTTCTTAAACAGATTTTGTAAAAGAGTAGCAATTTTAGGATCTTTACAAGAAGCAAGAGCAATATTATAAATATCAGAGGTGGTCTCAACCTGTCTTGCGTTTTGTTTAGTATATTCTATAACCTTTGCAATTTCTGTTTCTGCTTGTTCAATTAAATCGTTAATAGGTACTGTTTTAAGTTCTTCTCTAAACTGTTTAACAAATTCTGCTGTTAACAATGCTGTAAGAGTAGTTCCATCACCACATTCTTTAACCGTCTTATCACAAGCATTTACAAGTAATTTAGCACCAGCATCTAACAACGGACTTTTAAACCCTATTCTATTAGCCACTGAAACACCATCTTTTGTAAAGTCAAGTTCTGGTGAATTAAACATAAGTACGTTCTGTCCAGAACCACCCATTGTAGTGGTAATAATATTAGCAGCATTAATCAATCCTTGTTCAACACTTGCTGTTGTGTCATTATTTAATAAGTAATTATTATCTTTTTGCATAAAATAAGTTTGGATTTACAGACAAAAAAGCCAATGGATTATTATGTAGTCTTTTTTCATCTTCAATTTTTTCATAGTGTTTTAATTCTTTCAACGCCAAAGGAAAACCTAAAAATGCAGAAACAGCATCAAAGTTACCTTTTAAATCATATTGAATTAACTGTTGAATTAAAAACAAATCATTAATAGTATAAACTAACATAGTATCTACACCATTAAATCTAAACTTGGTAGTTAATATTTCAGAAGCATCTGTAATCATATCCTTCTTATCAATCTGGTTTCCTACCATAAAACCATATTCAGTCACATTTCTTTCTTTTGCAGCAGACCCTTTTTCTCTTGTAGGTCTTATACAAAGAATATGTGTTTTATTCTTTCTAATGAAATATCCTCTTACAGAATCACCTCTGTTTGCTTCATACCATAACATCCTTGGACAATTACCATACTTATTAATCAGTTTTTCTATAACCTCATAAAAAGCATCTTTACCATCAGGATTCTTACCATAATAAGTAGCCGCAAGAAGAGATTTATAATTTGTCTTGTGTAGATATTTAGGGTTTAACCAAACTTGAAAACAACCAATAGAACCACCCTCATCTATATTTTCTGATACATAAGGGTCAAGAACATAAATATATTGATCTAACTCTATTGTAGGAGTGGGTTCTTCATAAATCATTACACATCCATTATGATTACTCATTGTTTTATCATAAGGAAAGAAATAAAAAGGTTCTGCTGATTCATCAGGTATCACTTTAGTAGCACCAGAACTATCCCAAGACAAAAGTACAGGAGTAGATAATTGTTTATACTTCTGTCCTAATACTAACTCCTTTTCTTTCTCTAACAATTCAATCGTTGGAAAATATGAACCTTTAGATGATACCCACATATCAGAAGGAACGAGAGGAAAGTTCATTTTCTCATTTCTTAATACCTCTGGATCATCTTTTTTAGCAGCCTCTTTTCTACGTTCTAAATAAAACTTTAAAGCCTCTTCTACATTCGTATTACCATTTTTATCTTTAAACCTTGAGTTAGTTAAATACGCAGGTAAAAATAAACCTATTTCAGAATCAGACTCTTCCCACAAATTTGGATATGCCAAAAACTTATATGTCTTTGGATCATTAAACACCTTCTTAGATTGTTGTACTAACTCAATATTACCAGAAGTACCAATTCCAATCTGAACACCAAATTGATCTCCTTTATCATCCGTAACAACAGCATCATTATTTAAAAGAGTAGTAACAAAATTAGGTTGAAGACCAATTTCTTCATAAGCCACTAAATTTCTTCTACCACCAGAACCAGATTGTGCGCCTGATGCTTTCTTCTCAGAATAGTTAGTATGATATAATCTTGTACCAGTACCCATAGTTTGCCAACCAGCAGGTGTTTCCACTTCATATTCATACCTATAAGGATTCTTAGAATTATTAGCACTATAAGAACCAACCCAATCTACATAAAAAGGTCCGGGTATAAAATCATGACTTGTTGGTGTAGACCATGCCCCAAAATCAGGGTCAGTACCATGTAAATTTAAATTAAAAATAACTTTGGATATTAATTCAGATGAAAACTTATCTGAACTTGCCCCAATATCAATAACAGCCTTTGGTTTTTGATCTAAAGAAGATTTAGTATATTCTTTTAAACCATCACACAACATCATTTGGCTAACTATACCTGCAACAGAATAAGATTTTCCTCCACCTCTGCTTCCAAAAATCATCATGTTTTGTGCAGGGTTATTATAAAGAGGTTTGCCAAGATTATCTCTATTTGTCAACTCTTTTAAAAAAGGTCTTGGTTCAGCATATTCTTTAAACTTACCATTCTCCTTATAAAGAGCCAAATATCTTTTCTGGTCACTTTCTTCTTTAGAATATTTTAAATACTCAATAACCTTATTATCAAATATAGCCCTATCTGATGTATAACTATCATCATTTTTAAAACCTGAAAAACCAGATGCTTCTAAAAAAGAATAATGAATTATCCAGTCAATATCCCTTACATCTGGTTTTTTGGTTACTGTTTGTTTTCCTTGTCTTGTTTCAAACTTAAATAAATTACCATAAGAAAAAAGAGTTGCTGGCATAAATCTCCACCCATATTGGTCATAAACCCATTGACCTTCAATAGAACGTTTTTTATATTCATTCCATTGCTTTATATATCTTGGGTTATGCGGGTGTAATTTCTCAGGAGTAATTAAAAAATTATTTATGTCGTATATCCTTGGTAAATCATTTTGTAAAACAGATATATCATTTATCATTTTTTTGCTTTTTTAGGAGCACATCCTAACTGAAAAATTTCAAAACTAATCTCAGAAAAATTATCAGGCATTTTTTCCCATGTAAACCAAAAGTATTCATTTTTTATGAGTTTTTTATCTGTTAGTTTATCCCATAAAAGAGTTCTTTGTGTTTTCCAAGTAGTAACCTTATAATATTTTATAATGTTAGATGTACAAGAACCAAAGGTAGAATCTGCTATAACATAAGCAATGCCTAAACAATCACAAGTATCCTTGATTATTTTTTCTTCTTTTAAAAGAAGATCTTGAGTCGAACTTTGAGCATTCAAATTAAATGAAATGAATGCAAGTAAAATGTAAAATAAATTTTTCATAATTAACATAGTGTTGTCTGTACTAAATATGGAATATAATCAAACTCAATAAGATATTTAACCATAAAATAATTATCTATTGCAAAACAAACATGACCATCTTCTCTGGAAGAACCCTCTTGCCATATTCTAATTACATAATCTGTTTTATAGTTTTTTGTAATAAAACCATATTCAATATTCCATTGAACACCATTAACAACTTTAGAATATTCAATCTTCTTCTGGTATAAGCCCATTTCTTTCTCTTGTTGTTTGGGTTCTTCCACCAAAGATCCTTTGAGTTGATTTGTGTTTTTCAAATTCCTTATCTGTTTTTGCAAAATCTGCATATATCTTAGGCATTTGGGCCTTGAGTTTAATAATAGTTTCAGCATTATCAAGAGTTAATTCAGTAGAGTTTAAAAATTTAGTTAATTTAATTAACTGATCCTTTTCAAGTTTATATGATTGTTCAATAGAACTTAAACACAACTCAGGATATTTATCCATAGCATCCTTAATCAAAGGATCATTTTTATCAAATGACGGTTCAAAATCTTTACAAACTTGCAACCTTTCTTCTTCTACTATCCTATAATATTTATTTCTATCTTCATCTGGATGACACATCCAAGTAACACACCATAACAAATTACTCGAAATAGTTTTATCTTTTGAATTATCTTGATTATATAAATCAGAAAAAGGTTTCAAATAAATCAGTGTGGGGTTATGATTCCACATATTTTCTTTTGGATCACTCGGTATAATAAACATTTGCTTCCAGTGTTAAATCTTCGACAGTCCCATCTTGATATTCAACAGCAAGATAAGTTGTTACCTTCCTGCTACTTCTTTTTTGATTAATCTTCCATTCAACTGTCAAAAGATTGTTAGTAAACTTAAACTTGGTACAAGTACAGGAACTTGTAATCTCATAAATAGATTTATCACCTAAATACTCAAAGTGAGTTACAAGATTATTAGGTTCCTGTACATTACCAAAATCATGAGTATAATTACTCCACATCTAAAGTACAAATAATATCAGCATAACCAATAGTCACATAACCATAATCAACATGATCCATATCTCTTACTGTACTTGAAGGACTATCGGTAGGATACTGAAACGAATTACCCACAAATAAATCAAAACCATTTTTAGCATCACCTGTATGACCAAGAGATAAAGCACCTTCTTTAAGAAGGACAATATCACCTGTCTTAAAAGATGAATTACTTGGAGTAGCAACTACAACAGCCTTTTGGCTAAAAGGAAATGGGTTTTCAACATAGTGATGTGCATACTGACCATTTGGTGTTTTTACAGGAACAACAGCCTTAATTGGCTCTACTATACCTGCTTCTGAAATAACTGGCTCATAAGCAAAACACCTAACTAATATAGAAGTGTTCATTCTTAATGAAGAATACTTACTATCAATAATAGTCACTCTTTTATTATAACCCTGAATTTTTTGAATATATTCTTGAGTATATTCAGGAGCAATTACATCTGACTGTTCAACAGCCTTTTTAGGAGTAGATTTGTTTTCTGTTGCCATAAAATCAGCAAGGGTTTGTTTACCCTGTCTTTTGTCTTTTCTCATATTTTTTTCTTTTAAATTGTTGTGATATTGCTATTAATTATTTAGTTGAAAATGTTAACAATAATACTTGAACAAATTTATGATAAGTTAAATAGAAATGTTATTCCTACAAGATTATATATTAGGGCTACACATTATTATGAATTGTCTCAGGTTGATACATTTTCACAGTTTGAGATTATTTTATGTAATACGGCAACACCTTATGTTGAATGATAGTTAATGTAATTAAAAGGGTGTCTAAAAAGACAGGTTATTCAGAAGAACAGGTTAACATGGTTTATAGGTCATTTTCTGAAGGTTAATGTTTAAGATTGATTACTCGGAAGACTTTGTTGAACTCAAAATGAAACAACTTGAGTTTGACTTAGGAAGAAGGAATGATAGTATAAGAAAAGCCATTGATGAATTGGTTAGTGCAGGAATAATTGCTCTTACTAATATCAAAAATGTCTATTGGATTAAT